TGGTAAGCTTCCAAATTTCGCTGGATGTGAATTTACCTATACGGTTAATGTTGTTTATCATAATTTTGTTTTTAAATGGTTATACAATTTTTTAAAGCTGTTTGCTTCTTTGTTATTAATGATGCGTTCTGCAGCATCCAATTCAGTAATGGTTAGTTTATCCTTTACCTGTTCAAATACCTCAATAATAGTATCTAATGTAGGCATATCATAAGCCCCTGAGAACTCGACAGCATCTGCTCTATTAAGGTCCTTACCGAATAGCTTACCTAAGTGATGAGCTGCATCTTTCAGGGCATAGGATTTAGCAATAGGCAAAGCCATTCCGGTTGCATTACGGTTTATGTTCTGTAGTTCAGATGCGCTGCTTCCGGCTTTAACCTGGATGTCAGCAGCACCCACCCCATCATGAAAGGACCATTCACCGGTAATAGGATTAAGGTAATGAAGCCTAATGTGGCAACTAACTGAGTTAAATAGTTGTTTATACTCAATTACTTCGCACCTCCATTGCTGGAAGATGCGAGTAAGTAAGAACTCTACTTTATCAATAGGCAGATATAAGCTGTTGTTAGCAAACTTATTCTGCTTTACCCATGTTTGAGGAGGTTGTTGATTAAGCAAAGTATTTAGCTGATCGTGTTTAAATGCAGCCTGAATATCTTTATTAAGGTCTGCTAATGTAGGTAGGTTGCTCATAGTTTAAAATGGAAGTCCATCATCATCATTATTATTAACAATCGGCTTAGCTTGATAACTAACGGATGCAGGTGCAGTGGTATTTTGGCTGGGGCTTTCCCATATCACTTTACCATTACCAATAAACTGGCGGTTAGTTTTAGCAGCACGTTCTTCTTTAGTTTGGCTGGTCCAGGCAGATACATTGTTACCATAAGAATCAGCTTCATCTTTTAACTCTACTGTTAAAGAATAGTATTTAGCCCCATTAGCGTGGCTGTTGATCTTGGCCTTATCTATTTTAGTAAGGTCAATGCTTAGGTTGATTAGTTTACTCATGTTGTTTTTTGTTTTTTGGTTAATAATTGTTCTAATTGATAAGATAAATAAGAGCAAAGGCTTGGTGCCGGTTGCTGTTTAGTTCTAAGCTGTTCAGCTTTGCTGATCGCTTCAGGGCTGAGAAAGACTGTTTTAGGTTTTTTCATGTTTGTTTTATTAGGTTATTTGCAAATATAATCATAATATAATAAAGTTTAATAAAACATATTAACAAAATAATGTTAATAAAATATATTAAATTTTATTAGGATATTAAATAAATGACTATATTTGTATAACAATTAACCAATAAAAAAATAGAAACTATGAGAAATTTAGCAATTAACCCAGAATTAATAAGTGATAATAACACTTTCAGTTTTAAAAATGTACCTTCAATGTACAACGGTTTTATTGATGTTTTTTACAAAGGTCAAAGAATTGCAATTTTAAATGGTTTGTCTGCACCTTTACAATGGACTGCAAAAAATGGCTCAAACATTCCAGTTAAAGTAATTGACCAATTAGAGAAAATGGTTTCTAAAATGATAGTAAAAACAAATAAAATAAAAAAATAACCAACGGGGGCGAAAGCCCCTTATATTAACCATAAAAAAATAGAAACTATGAAAACGTACACTGCAACCTACAACGGTAAAGACAAAACAGAACAAGCGCAATTCCAGGCTCACAATCTAAAAGAAGCTAAACAACACGCTCAGTTTTATAAAAGAAGAAATTTAGACTTTGCTTGCCAAACTATCGTAAACGTAAATAAATAACCTATAAAATCAAACATTATGAACTTAGAACAACTAAACAAAAAGGTTGAAGCCATTAAAGAAGCTTTAAATGGCTTTAGAACAAAAATAGACTCAGTATCTATTGAACTGGACAAAGAGTCCTTTAAACTACTTCACGAAGAAGCGGGTAAACCAACTATTCACGAGCCTACCAGTTATGCTTCGGAGTATTGGTTTGCTATAAGATATGAGGGATTAAATGTATTTGTTAATTATAAAGCTAAAACTGTAACTACTTATGAAGCACTTTAGATTTACCTACAACTATAAAGGCAGACAGCGTTCGGAGAATGTTCACGCTTTAACTAAGGTCTTAGCCTTAAAAACCTTTGCTAATATGTACCCCAAATGGGGTACATTGTTAAACCTGGAAATAATTAAAATAAGATGACCATAGACTTCAAAGGACACCGTTTAGAGGTGGAAGCAATTATACATAAAGACTTCAGCACCTACGAAACACCAGGCAGAGCAACTGAGTGTGAGATTGAAAGCATACACTATTTAGGAATAGATGTAACTCACTTAATACTTGATTTACTAAACATAAATGACTATATTAACTTACAGGAACTAATAATTAAAGATCATGAAGGCAATTTATAAAACCCTATTTATATCTATCTATAAGATAATAGACCGCACCCTATTTGCGTTGAAAATGTTTCCAACTCGTAATCCTACCAGTCCTAACTGGCTTTATTCTCATCGGATAGCCTCAACTGCCTATCCGGATGGCACTCGGTATGAGTATGTAGGAAGCATAAACATTAAGGAACTTAAACGTAAAAAAGTAAAGATATGAGCAGATTAGAAAAAGCAATTAACTCAGGTAGAGGTAGCGTATTTTATCAGTTAGTTAAACTCGGATATACGACCACTAAGGCTAAAGAACTGGCTGACTTAAACCATTTTACTTATCACGATGTTAGTAACCTATTACACTATTACCTAAGCGATGAAGCTAAAAAGTACATAGTTAAGGTAATACCCGAAGCAACTGGGGAGGATAGTTTTAAAAGCCTTTATAAGCCTGTAGATGATGAATATTATACGGTAACTAAAAAAAGTAAGGTATGAGAAGTAAATGGACCAATAAGGAATTAGAGATATTAAAAAATCTTTATCCTAATAATACTACAAAATTTATATCTACAAAATTAAATAGATCACATAGTAGTATTTATTCTCAGGCATTTCTATTAGGTTTAAAAAAGGATGAAAAATATATTAATCCAGGTAAAATAATAAAAGGTAGTAAAATCGGTAAATCCACACAATTTAAAAAAGGTCAATTAGCCTGGAATAGTAATACAAAAGGTTTAACTCATTCAAATAAAACATCTTTTAAAAAAGGTAATAAACCGTTTAATTATAAACCAATAGGAAGTACCAGGATAAATAAAGAGGGATATAAAGAAATTAAAGTTAATGATCCTAATAAGTGGAAGCTTTATCATAGATTTATTTGGGAAGAACATAATGGACCAATTTCACAGGGGTGTATAGTTGTATTTAAAGATGGAAATAAAAGCAATTTAACTATTGAAAATTTAGAATTAATTACTTATAAAGATAATATGTATAGAAATACTATACATCGTTTCCCTGAAGAAATTAAAACTACAATTAAAACTTTAACAATTTTAAAAAAAATAATTAAAAATAATGGCAAGGAATAAAATAGAAGATTTAAGAAACCATCTGTTTGAAACTATTGAGATGTTAAAAGATGGTGATATTGAATTAGATAAAGCAAAAACTATAGCTGATATAGCGCAAGTTATAGTTAATTCAGCTAAAATTGAAGTTGATTTTATAAAAGTAGTTCATGGTGATGGTTCAGGATTTATACCTGTTAATGATCGTGAACATAAACAATTAAAATAAAAACCATGACAGAAGAAGAATTAAAAAAATTAGGTTGGAATTTTGTTAAATCATACAAACATGATGAATATATTACTAACCGTTATAAATTGGATTGCATGGAAATTGAATTTACTTACCAGGATAATAAATTAATAACAACTGATTTAACAATAAGTGAATTAAACTGCATTCCAATAAATTATAAACAAGCAATTTTATTGACTGAATTAATTAAGGTATAGCGGATAACGGATAAAAATAACCGCAGTATGAAAAAGAAAGAAACACTATTTGACATCCTTCTGAAAGTATCAGAATTGAGAATGGACATCGAAACCGCAGAAAAGCGAATATTGCGGTTATTTAATGTTAGCGGTTCGGTTTGCGATGAATGTACGGATGGTTCAGGATGGTATGGAGATGAAGATATAGTCTATAATTGTTCTAAATGTAATCCCAAAGCAATCTGACCGCTAACGAAAAAATATAACCGCATAGCCATTATGCAAGTTATTTGCGGTTATATGTTGTTAGTTTTTACTTTAATTTAAAGTTTTACCTTATAAAAATATATTATGATTAGAGAAATAACAATTTATTTAAAATACATTTCAGGAGGCGACGATTGGGTTTCTTTTATTTTTTTTGAGGCTCATTATAAAGTAATTCAAAAAAGAATATTTAAAACAAACAAAATAATAGAAAGTGGAAGGATAGAAGAAGGAAGTAATTTGGAAGAAACCGTTAAAAAAATTAAAGACTATATAAAGTCATCTGACATTCCATATAAAGTTTATATTGAAAAAGGATTTGGAATGAATGAATTATATAGGGAATCAGATATTATTTTTAAAGATATGAAGGAAAAATTAATTAAAGAATGGATGAGTTCAAAACTTTAAATTAAATTGAAACTAACGTATCTGGGCTTTGCGTAGTAGCCCTTAGTAGAAACTAAAAATTAACCACGACACTTGATAGGGCTATTACGCAAAACCCTTGTTATGTGCCGTTTTTATTCAGATTATGAAAAAGAAAACAACTTTACAAACAATAGTAGATAAGTTCTTTGAACTTGATAATCCAAAAGATTTTGCGCAATGGTTTGAATTGAATTGTGGAAGTCTAAAAGAAGATGAGCAAAAAGAGCTTATCGAAGCACATTCCGAAGGGATAAAGTTTATGGCAATAGATACAACAATACCGCAGCCATCTTCAATAAGCTGGTTTCGTAGAAAATATGATGTGCTTTCTTAAAATGGCACATAACTAATATATAACCGCTACTTTACTTCGCATATTACTTTTTGTCGTTCCTATCAATCCATTCCATTATCACCCACATTGATAAAATGTAGATGACAAACACAATTAATAACCGCCACTCAATAGGCATTACTGCTTTGTTGTCTGCGCAATAGCAGCACTAACCGCACCAATGGTTATTAAATATCCCGCTGCTGTAACTACTGCTGCTGGTAAGGCTATCGGTGCAGCTACAATGGCTGCGCCAATAGCACCTAAAGTTATACCTATGTTTCTTACTTTTACAAAGTAATTTGGCGTTGGGCTTTTAAGCCTCTCTAATGTTTCTTTTATCATTTTATTACATATTAAAATATTTACCTCCAATAACTCTTAACACTTGCTTCCTGTTGGCTCTGCGCCTGGTAAGTGAAACGTGTACCCAATCAGGCTCATTAACGGTACCGTACTCCCACAAAAGCTGGTCAAAGTTTAAATTCTGTCTAATCCAGTTAAACACCTCCGCATTGGTTAAACCACCAAACACCTGAGCGTCTATATCCATTGCTTCACCCTGTAAATGCTGAGATGTTAAACTACTACCTCCAATGGCTCGATTGACAAGTTCCGACCTATAAAACGAAGTAACCGCAATAGGCTTACCAAAATGCGCTCTTAATGGCTCAAATACATTCTCCGCCAAATACTTCATATTATCTAAATGTTCCGGTGTAGGCTCATTGCTTAACCTCATTCTTACTGCTTGTTGGCTCTTTATAGCTTCAGCATAAGTGATGTGTTTACTTATATTCATTTCTCAATCCTATCTAAACGGTTTTCAATTCTCTCAAACATATCCTTTAACATATTCTCACTGCGATTGTGATTGTCTTGGATATTGTTTATTTTCTCCAAAAGTATTTTATGGTTGTTTTCCATTTTTATTTTATGTTCAGACCAATATCTTTTACTTTCTATTTCCACTTTAGCGAGTTCCTGTTTAAGACTTTCAATATCTCTTTGCATCGTTCTTATATCTTTTAAAAATCCTTTAATAAGATAAGCACCAATAGCGATTAAAGTGCTAAGGGCTAAAATTAGTATGTCTTTAAAATGTAACATAATTAATGTGCTATATAACAATTATCTCAGCTTCGCTGGGTTTCTCTTTAACCTTTTGTTCGTACACTACCGATAAGGTGCAGTTGTATTTCTTTGTTAATTCGTTTAACTCAGCTACAAACTGATTAATTCTCGTTTGTTTCTCTTGTTCTATTAGTTGTTTTGCTTCGGTTAGTTCCATTATAAATTAAATCTTGCTTTGGTTGCTAAAAAGTTTTGTATTACTTCTCCTTGAGATAAACCTCTATTATATATTTGAGATAATGCATTTCTCCCATTAAAAAATAATTGATTTGTAGTTATGCCTATCTTACCAATAGCAGCTACTGCACTTGTAATAATCGTATTTGTACCTATTGCATCTAAAATAACTGTTTTAGGCATTAATCTACCGTTAATGTAAATGTTAGCACCAGCCGCTAATCTTGAGCCATCATAAGTAGTAGCTATATGATACCAAACATTATTAGTTACTGAGAAAGTTGAAGTCCTTATTTGTAATTGATTTAAATTTACATTATTAGCTAACGCAAACATTAATTGATAATTTGCCAATTTTCTCAAAACCCACCCTCTAAAAGTAGTTTCTTCTTCTTTTGCAATTAAAACAAAATCATTATCATTATTAAAGTAAAACCAACCGCACAAAGAAAATGGTGTGTTATTTTCAAAATTAAAATTATTACCAAAAGTTACAAAATCATTAGTTCCATCAAAACTTATGTAACCTTTATTAATACTATTGTAAACAGGTCCATTAGTTAATGTTCCATTTATAGCGGATGGACTTAAATCTTTCCAAATAGTATCTTGATAAGGACTTGAAATTGGGTTAGATGCATCAACATATAAAATTAATCCATCTCTTATTACTCCATTCCTAATAAAATTCTCATTATAAACCCCATTAAACACACCATTGTTAGTGCCAGTATAAATACCGTTATGCACTCCGTTTGGTGTGTTTGTGAATAGTCCGTTATTTATTCCTAAATCCATTATTGATAATCAGCACCATGAGCAGATAACCACGCACTTTTAGTAGCACTTAAATTAGCTAATGTAGTTGCCTTTAATACATCATTTGCTAATAAAGGTATATACTGTTTCCCTGTATTATCTACCGGAAGTCCAGGTAAGTTAGTTCCGTTTAAGAAATCAACTGGAAATCTCGCTGCATTTGTGTTACCCGAACTTAAAGGTATGTTTACTAAACCAACTGGAATAACTGTTGTACTTCTATAAATATAAAGAAATACGTTAATAGTTACGGTATCATCCGTTGAAGCCATAAGAGATATAACCCTACCACCGGATGCACCGGCAGTATAAATAGTAACACCATTAGTATTACTACCTAATGTGCCTAAAGTAGTTCCTGTTAATACACCTACACCGCTGTTAATTACGTTTGCGACCTTAGGTATTTGTCCTGCTGCTAATGCCATTTGTTATGAATTTAAAATGTCTAAAAAATTAACTTTACTTACAAAACTATCCACTCCTTGAATAGTTAAGACTAAATTTTTTTCCCACCCTAACTGTCTTATGCTACTTTCGTTTAATTCGGTTGGTGAGAAATAAAATGTATCTGTCCTTGCGCTTCCAGTGTTGGTAGCCATATCATCCAAAATATCATCATAATTGGATGGTGTCATTTTTACGTTTGCCATATTAATAGTTATAAGTTGATTTAAAAGAATAAATTAGTAAGTAATCCAGGTCATCTACTACTATCCCATCCACATAAGTCTTAATCGCATTTTGACTTGGTATAGTAGTATTAGACGTTCCTAAGCTTGTATTGGTGCTAAAATCTAATTGACTAAAAACATCCGTTCCAGTTGAATAAGGTATTTTATTTGCACCTGTAGCAAGTCCAGCAAGCGCAGTTAAGGTAGCGTCTAAGGGCTGATATGTTGAAGCAGCAGAAGCAGAAGTTAGTAATGTTTGTCTTGTTGGTGTATTATCTGTATAGTAAAGATTTGTACCATCATTTTCTATTGCACCACTTATAGCAGTTGTAAGTAAACTGCCTGACATTAATCTAAGTGAGGCTCTTGTTGTACTGCCATTCCCTATAGTTAATCGTGCATCTGTTGATGGTGCTACCATTATACCAGTTTCACCGGTACTGCTTATAGTTATTCTCGCTGTGCCATTAGTTCTAAATGCTAATGAGTAAGCATCATTAGTACCTAATTCAACATTAGCACCAAAAGTATTACCACCTTTTTTGTAAAGATTATTATCTACATAAGTAATTAAATCAGTTTGGTTGCTTAGAGTTCCTGTTATTAATCCCCAAACAGCAGCACCTCCACCCTCAGCCCAATGATAACCGGAAGCATTAGTATATTTTAACACTTTGTCATCAATAGGTGCAGCGATATTTTCTAAATGACCGGATGCGTTCCAATATGTTAATCTATTAGTTACAGGTCCACTTGCTACAGCTATCTGTCTTATATTGTTGTTAAATCTTAAATAAAATTTCTCATCAACTAAATTAACAAAAGCCTCACCAGCATAAATGTCGGTACTGGTCCATGTGCCATCAGTGAAGTCATTACTTGGTGCAGCAGTTGGTGATTGTGCTGCTGTAGTGCTTCTCTTTAATAATATTCTACTATCCTGTATGCTTAGTGCCATTATTCCGGTATGTTACAATTATCTCTTAAATAGTTTACTCTAATGCTTAAATCAATATAAACACCTGACCATTCATTATCAAACCGCTCTGTAAAATATTGTGCTGAATTTGTTTTAAGTATAGTAAAGTCATCCGATTCAGCTTCTTCATCCAACTGGCTTAAAATATCCATACATATTAAAGTCTGATCGCTTAATACTTCAGTTTCGTTTGCTTCATCTTTATCAACTAAATCCATAAACAGCAAATTAAAACTGTAAACAATAGCCTTAGATTCAATGTTAAACCCTCTCGGAATTACCCACATAACAGAAGCATTTACACCACCATCAGCTTCAAACTCCCAACTATCACCCCATCCAAAGGACTTAATCTGCAGATGGTTATTTGCCAGGCTTTCTAATTTGCTCTTTATTTGGTTTAATGTCATTCTGTTTTATATTTAAAAAGGCCATTAGCTTCTTTTCATTTTGGCCCTGTTTATATCCTTTTCTTCCAGCCATTTTATAATAAGAAAGTATAATTATCTTCACATCTGTTACTATCCGAAGTATCACTATATTTCATGCTACTTGGTTTATAAGTATCAAAATCTAAATTCATCCCTGTTTGATATGCTTCTCTATAAGGGTGTAGTGTATCAACATCATTACCTGGATTGAGATATAAAGGATAAATTGTTTCGTTAGATTCTAAAAACTTAATAAGTCTTTTAGTATAAAATTCTGCCTTATTTTTAAAGTTATTTGCTACAGTAATCAATTCTTCCAGGTCAGCAGATTGACTATTCTCTGAGTTCTTTTTAACTACTGATTTATTCATGAATTTATATGTCAATGGTATAGTACCATCGGCCATAACCCACCAAATAATGACTGGCTGAATATAATCCTGAAGCAGATCACGATTAATATTAGTAACCGTATTAGCTTGTATTTGAGATTTAATCTCATTGTATAAACCAGTGCCTAATATCGGATGAATCTGCATATCTTGGACCTGTATAATAGTGGCCCTTATTAGCTTGTCATCTACATTCTCATTAATAAATGAGTTCTCTTTAAGTTTATTCTCTGATATAAATAATGTAGCCATTTTATTTTAATTAATCATAAAATTCAGTTATGTGTGCAAACCCATTAGGGTTAGATTCCCAAATGCCATATAAAGCACCGTTGTATTTATCTATACAGATTCTTTCACCATGAGCAATATGGTAAGGTGTATTAGAATCTGCAGGTGTATAAGTACATAGATAAAGTATTTTATTACCAGTGTTATAAATTACTATTTCCTTTCTGCCTAAATTAGCATTAGCAATAAGTACAGAAGTTGCTGAAGATGTAACAATAGTAGATAATTGTTTACTTGCTATATGTATATTTAAAAATGATTTTATCTGCTCTCTTAAATCAGTTGCCGAAACATTGGCTGGTACAGTAACATCAGTGTAAATTATCTTTAAATAATTGTCATCACCATCATAACTAATAATGATGTAATCGCCAAAATCTCTAATACCACAAAGACCTTTAGCCAGGTTTCGGACTTGACCATTCTCAACTATCTTTAATGTTGCACTATCGCTGTAAAATTGGTAACTCATTTCTTAACTATTTTAACACTTTTCCATACGTGTCTGCAATAAGGTGTAGTTGTATTGGTGTTTGGATTATGATAATAACCGCCTCTTTGTTCCCAAACATTATAACCTAAAACATTACTTAGTTTATTAATCTCAGTTCTGCTAAACAGTTTAAATCTTTGTTTATCGGTATCAGTGGCCTTAATCATTTCTCTGCAAAATTCTCTTGTAGTATCAATAACCTCAGTACCTTTAACTGTTGGATTCTTAGCATACTTATAATAAACCTCAATTAAATTAACCTTTGGCTCACTATCTTTAAAAATCGAATTACCTTTATCGGTTATCTTATATTCTAATTCAGTAATACCATAAGACTTAATCTCTTTAATACCTATAATGCCCTCCTCTTTCAATACTACTAATCTATCATTAATATCTGATTCGCTTACTTTGGAGGAGGTTGCAAGTGCAGTAATATCTAATCTTTTATTCCCTTTAATACTTGCTAAAATGCTTTTATCTAATTGTGTAAGTTCAAACTCAGCAGCAAACTTAAAACAGTTATCATTTGTAAATTCTTCACCAAATGCCATAAAAACATCAAACTTTCTACTATCAGTCATCTGTTCAGCAGTAAATTGACCTGAGTATAATTCAGCATATTTCTCACCAGCTTCACTTAATAATCTTCTTTTTTGTGCTGCTATGTTTACTTCTTCAATTAATCCTAATTCTTTTAATCTTAGAATTATCGGCTCTACAAATTCAATCTCAATATTTAAAAGTACACTAAGCTGCTTGTCATCCAGCATAGGTGCTTTATCTAAATATTGCAATGCTTTTATTTGCTCAGCAGTTAAATCAATGCTAAACTGTTGATCATTGGTTTCGCCTAAGAAAGTTAAAGCCTCCTCATCACTTAAACCAAAACCTGATTTAATCATTAATAAAGCCTGTTCTTTAGTTATCTTACCACGATCATAGTTTCTAACTATTCGCATAAGATTCTGTGTTTGTCTGCCAGTCAATCCCTTTAGATGGTCATTAACCATTCCCTGAGGTTGTACTTGGTCCGGTGCCGGTGCTACAGTTCCAACTGGTAATGCTGGTAAACCTAAATGCTCTCTTATTTCTTCTTTAGTCATTACACTAACAACAGTCTGCTCACTAAAAGCTATACCTAAACTCTTATTTTTAACAATAACCAGTTCAGTAGCTATTCCATTTATCTTAGCTAAATAATTAAAGCATTCTTCCAGCATTCGCTGTTTAGGGCTAATATAGTTTACCTGGAATGCTTCCTGTGCATCATTAATTACATTTCTTGAAAATGCACTCTCACCATCTACACCAAATAACTGAGGACTTGTTATCTTATGTCCGGTAAATATTTCTTGATTTGTATCTTTTCTTAACTGTTCAAACTGCTTATCTAAATCACTTGGCTGTAATGGTAAAATATCCGGTTTCTTTTCAGGACTGTCGCTAAAGTTAATTACTACACCACCAGCATTATCAGTACCCTGAAATTTAGCTTTTAATTTACGTTCAATCTCTCTTTGCTTCTCAGGATTATTAGGCACTCCATTGTTGAAGTTTACCATCATACCAGCTGCAAAGCCCTGTTTAATATTGTTTAAGTGGAAGTTATTTATCTCAACATCAGTTTCAATCGCTGCAATAGCACCAATATACTCAGGTATTGGATAGGTTTCAATACCGGTCCTATATTGCTTAAAATAATAAATATAAGTTCCCTCTCTTTTATCTGTTGGATTCCAAACTTTGTAAGTTGTTTTTTCGGCTCTACTACCTAAGGCCCAATTATCAGAATAAAGGATTATACTTTCGTCTTTTACTTTTCTTAGTTTAGATATATCAATATGACTAATTAAAGCAATTTTATTACCTAATATACCAAAGTCTATTTGTAAAGCAAAACCCCCAAACAATTCTAAATCCCATGCTGCTTTATAAAGCACTTTGTTAAGATTCTCACCATTTGTATTATTAACAAAAGACTGCAAAGCTGGATCATCAGAAACCTCAAAACCCTGACCAGTTATGAATGCAGCTTTACCGGTAATGATAGCATTGTGCTTAGATGACCGATTAACCAGTTCAATTAAATACTGAGGATAAAGGTTATTATCACCAAACAGAATTATATCTCTACCTCGCACCTCTTTAAACTCAGGTACTTTGTGATTCTCAAATGCTATGTGGCTTATCTTATATTCGCCTTTTAAACCTCTACTCATTATAAACGTAATTAATGTTATTAGTATTGCTTAATTTGTCATCTGCTGATGGTGTATCTACCACTTGCACCTTACCCACCTCCACTATTCCGGTTGCTGATGCTGGATCTAAATTAGTGGAACTCGTTTGCTCATATACTTTATATTTATAAAATCCAACAAGCGGCAACTCCACTTCACCAGCCAAAGGATCAGGAGTGCTATTTGTTTCAACAATAGCAAATAAATTATACCTATCAATATGGGTAGAAGTATCAGCAGCGATAAACTTGTATAAATCCCTCGTTTCATCCGATTGAAAAACAAATAAAAAATGTGGATTAGTTAATGTGCAATTTTCAGTTAATGTTAAAGCAACATTATTAGTCGTTCCCTTTGTTATCTGTATCATATTAGTAAGTATAAATACTTTGTTTTATGTAACAAAAAACCCCATGCCATCGACATGGGGCTAAAAGCCTAAACTACGATAAAGGCTTTTGTTATGCTGTTAATCCAGCTATTAAACTTGATGTTACTTCCTGGCATGGTGCTTCTTCAGTACCTCTAAAGTTTAGAGTATATCCGTTAAAATCACCCATTGCAGTACCAGTAGCAGCAGTTGAATTAGTCATTGCGCACCCATTAGATTCACCTAATAACCAATACTTACCATTACGGTCTAACACAATAATCATAACTGTATTTTGAGCCAATAGCTTAATCTCATTTCTTAAAGATGCAGCCATTTTGCGAATAGTAAATTGCAGAACTTGCTCATAAAAAACAGTACCGTTATTTTCATTACGAGTAATATTTTCTACTAAGTTTGAAGTTTCTTTTTGCAATTCATAAGTGAAGAATTTTTTGCCAGCACTCAAAGTAAATGCAGTAATGATTCCACTTGCAGCAGTAATTGAAGCCTTATTGGCCAATTCTGTAATGTATATCTTCTTGATACCGCCAACTGAATCAGCGCAATCTAAAGTATATCCTGATGTTAATAAACAAGCCATTTTTTTAGTTTTAATTAAAAACCCCCACCATTAAGGTGGTGAGGGCTTTCAGGTTAAATTAATTAGTTAATTAAGTATTAGCATATTTAAGTACCTCTGATGGTATTGCAATCTGCCATCCTCTACGGAAACGGAAAGAATACTTAACATTGTCATCGTCTTGAGAATACCATAAATTAGCTTTTTCTTCTTCACCCTCCATATCAACACCTAAAACTAAGTTGCTTGGTAAAGCACCATAAATTTCATTAGTACCATCTAATCCATGTACTGCTTTTAATTTATAAGGTGAATTTTCAACTCTGATCTCACCATAAACAGAAGCATCAAACATATGGAAATGATTATCAGCACTAATCTTATTTAAGTAAGTAGTATAAGCATCATAACCACAGAAGAAAGTAAACTCAGGGTTACCTTTTAAAGAATCCGGTACTTTAGAAACACCATCACGCAAAATAGTGCGGATGTTAGTTTCGTTAATAGTAGAAGAAGTCATTGCTACAACTCCTGAAGCTGCTTTGATAATCTTAGCTAAACCATCATAAACTTTGATATAAGCATTTCCTGAAGTAGTATCACCCTGCCAGTCAGCAGTTTCTAAACGTGCCATAATCTTCTTAGAAATCTCATCAATAATTACAGCTGGAACATCAGCCTCGCTATATTTTTGACCGTTTCTTAAAAGGATTTGTGTCCATTTAGCTTCTAAATCTCTCAAACACATTGTTTCTTCAAACTTAACTGCTTTAGCAGTAATTGTTCTTTGAGTAAATGTGGTAGTACCTGAAGCATTAAATCCACATGAAGCACCATCTTGAGGCACTGGATCAACTGTTAATATTTGTAAAGCAGCAGCACTCTTTACACCTGTTTGAATAGCAGCTAATGCAGCTGTTTCTGCTTTGAACTGAACTGCAGCAATAAGCTTCTTGCTTTGCTCGTTAGTATAATTTGTTAAACTTGAAACTACAAATGACATGATATTAGTTGTTTAAAAGGTTTCTTAATTCGTTAATTTTGTCTGCACGTTTGTTAGTGCTAAATTTGTTTTCTACAGAAGCAGCCGGAGTGTTTACTAATCCCTCAACTACAGCATAGGTTTTGGTTACTACTTCTTTAATGCTGTTTAAATCCTCTACTTTAGCAAATGCTTGGGAAGCAACTGTTTTTTCAATGCCCTCAATTCTCGCAGTTAAAGAATTTAACACCTCAGAAATAGTGTTAATTTGTGTTGTAAAATCCGCTGCTGTTTGCTCTACTTCCACCTCAATTTCAGGTGCTTCAGCTTTTGGATTTATTTCAGAGATAGCCCCATTAGCAATTACGATAACAGTACCATCTTCTAAGGTATGTGCGCCCTCAGGTGCAGGTACCAATTGACCGCTGGTATCTTTCATCGTTACTTTAGAGCCTACTGCTAATTCACCCTCAATGGTTAATTCAACCCCCTCAGCTGTTTTAACAGTTGCAAAAGATTCTGATACAACTTCAGTAGCCTGGCTACTAAACGTGCTTGTAAACACATTTTTAAGCTGTTCAAATTTTTCGATTAATAAATTGTTTTTGTCTGACATGATAATTGTCTTTATTAGTAAGTATTTTTATTTATTAGTTTGTGCCAGTGATAGTATCTCATCAATCAGTTTAAACATCTCTGAGTAAGCATTATCGGCCTTTGTAAGTGTTTGGTTAAACATACCCTCAACTGAGAATCCTTTGAATACACCAGTCTTAATATAGCTATCCCAAATGTCCTGATTCTCTACTTTAAAACTACCAAACCAGCTACCCTCAGGAATATCGCCAAACCCCTCAGGTGCTTTGATACCTCTTGATTTATCAATAATAAAAGATTCAAACATATAAACCCCATCAATAGTAAAATCTGAATTGTGCATACCATTAACAGATGACTGGTTACCTTGCTTAAAGAATTTATTTACTATCTTCTCAATAGTGTCGGGGGTAAAAATCACATTATACTCACCATTCTGCTCATCCCTCCTATAGATAGGGGTATTGGCCAACATAAGTACACCGCTTACAATTCTTCGTTCTTTATCGGTTGTTTGGAAGCCATGAAAACTGTTATCTATTTGCTTAAGTTTTCTTTGCGCCCATTCAATACCCTCATCACCTCCCCATGCTAACCACATTAATCTTCCACATCCATCGCCTAAATCCTTTTGACTGTTTTGTCTATGCCTTTCAAATGCTGCCATTCTCGCAATNNTCAGCCCATCTTAAAGCTATTTTAGCATTTTCTTTAGCAGCTTCGGGATAATCAGTATAACTCTCAAAAGCAAACTTAGCAGCATCCCATTTAGCATAACAAATAGCTACAGCCTGACTTTGATCCTTACCAGCATTTACCTCCTCACCTATACATCTGCTCACAAATTCTTCCTGGCTTTCGCCTTTTCTCGGCTCTACTACAAAATCACTATTAAACTGCTTCCAGTTTAATTCAATGGCTGGTTTATCTACGAATGCTACAGCAGTTACACCTGTTTCATCATTCTCGTTTATTTCTAAATAATATGTGTTCATATTTGTAAGTATAATTATTACATTACTTTTGCTTTTCTTTTGATACCAGCTACCCCATCCTGAGTAGCTGTAATGTCGGATTCTAAAACATAAACTCTAAACTGGCCCTGTTGATTTGAACCCTCACCAGTTTGGTTAGTTACTCGCTGACCGCTTACATCTGTATTGAATCCACCAGGTGCATTAGTTGTAGGTATATTTGCACCCCCTATAGGTGCTACACTTGGTCCGCCACCTAAAGATGGTGCTGATGAGGAATTAGAACTACTTAATATCTGTTTAGCTTTTGCTATATTCATTAATATTTGTGTAATACCTGAAGCAAACTGTGCTATACCAGCACCACCAAAAGTAACAGCATTTGCCGGATTAGCATTTGAAGCAGCAACTAAAGCAGATATAGCTTTAGCAGTATCAATACCAATTTGAACTAAAGCAGCAGCTTTATTAAACTTTTCTAACTTTTGCTGATCTTTTATAAAAGCATTACCTAATGCTACAAGTCCGTTAGTTACATCAGAAGCTGCTTGAAGCCTTGCATTATAAATAGCCATATCAGAATTAAAAGCATCAACTTTAGCCTGATGAGCATCCATCTCTGCTTTAATTTCTGCTTGTGCTAACTTATGAGCATTATCAGCTAGCTGCTTATCTAATTCAATTTTTTGATTTAATTTTTCCTCTTGACCTTTTAAATATTCTTCAGTTAGCTTTTCAGCTAAATCATTCATCTCATTTTGTAACTGTTCTGCATCCTTTTGAGCCTGGTAATTATGTTCTCTTAACCAGTGCTGATGTTTCTCCCTTTCTTCTTTTAGCTTCTTATTATGCTCAATTTCTAATATCTGTAATTCTAAATACTTATCCTTATACTCATCACTTTCTTTCCCTTTTTGAATTTCCAGCAGTTTTAATTCTTCATCTAATAATTTTTTCTTTGCATTATAACTATCCTTACCATTAGCCTCAATTAGTTTTATTTCTCTTTGATGAGTTTTAACCATGCTCTCTAATAGCTTAGCCTCTCTCTCTTTTGCTTGTTTATCATTTTCCTCTATATAAGCCTTAGTGTATGCTTGACTTACTCTTTGCCCAAATGTACCAGCAACATCAACTGCTTTTTTAAATTCACCCTGAAAAACATTACCAATAACCTCACCTACTATTTTAAAACTTTCAATGATTGAGCCTAAACTGGCCATCGCTATTCTCTTTATTCTGTCGAATAAATTACCTAATCCGTTTAAGGATGGGAATGTTTTATCTATCCATGCAACTAAATCTTTCCAGTTAGTTACTAATGCTCCTATGGCTGTTACTGCTAAACCTATTCCAGCAGCTTGTAAAGCACCCTTTAAAGTAAATAAAGACCTTACTGCATTACCTATAGCATCTTTAGCTAAACCAAAATACTTACCAAATTCTCTAACTTGGTCAATACCCTGCGCTAATGCTGTTGCTGCTTGTACTTTTAATAATGCTTTTTCTACATCTTTACTTTCTTTGCCAAATAAAGCCATAGCACCCTGAGCAGCTTGGAATCCTCCGGCTATACTCGATGCTACACCAGCAATAGTTTGAAACTTTTGTCCTGGATCTAAAGCCTTAACTTCATCATTAAAATCTTGCAGTTGGTCTTTTAATTCGGCAACTCTTTTAGCAGCTTCTTTATAAGCCTTTGAACTTGTATCACCTGAAGCTACTAATGCTTGTGCTTCTTTAGTAGCTTCTTTTAATTGTTGTTTTAATCCTTTTGTTGCTTCGGTTGCTTTACTTGCATCAGCAACTATCTTTAAACTTACTTCTTTTGCCATGTTAAATTACATTTAAACCGCCATCCACTTTACCTACAGTGCTGGTTGCAGTTATACTTCTTACATTATTAAAACTTCCCTCTATTACATTATAAAAACTTGTAGCACCAACTGCTCTTACCTCATCCTTACTACCATCTACTAAGCCAAAACTTAAATATGATTCATAAGTAGTTATCACATCCTCCTGTAGTGGTGCAAAGCTTTTAATCTTTAATAATTCCACTTTTGTTAATCCATCGGATAAAGGATTAAAATCAACTATTTTGTTTACTCTAAAGAAATGACCATCTACAAATATGTTATCAGTAAATCTAAAATTTGCAATATCTAAAGCAGTTAAAGCCATATTGCAGATAACCATCTTAGAATCTTTATCAGTTATCTCATCAATATACTTGGCCCAAAACTTACCATATAAGGTAGCATTAGTTAAAGTGCTTGTTGTATAATATAACTCGGATGGTGCTAAATCAAAACGAATAGCAACTGTCGGACTGGTTATATTATCAGTTTCTAAACCATTAAACCATACCATTCTTATCTTAGCATCTCTCGGCACATCCTCATCTTTTGCTAAATATGTTACCTCACCTGTAAAGGCTGTTACATTTCTTCTCGTTGCTGGTGATGCTGCAAATATCGGTCTAATCTCTTTAGTGCCATTTACAAAGTCATTATCAACAACTACCTCATAATCACCATAAATCTCAGGGTATTTCTCAGAATAGTCTTTATTTATTAAATCGTCATCATTTTCAAAACCAAACTTAAATACATTAGTAGTAAGGTTAGCCATTGGAATAATATCAATGGAAGCAATATCTAATTTTGATGTCCAGTCTTTCTCTGTTCCAGTTCCAAAATAATCATTATAAGGCTCTATATTTAATCTCTTAGCAAATATCTTATCTTGCTCTATTTGTAAATTAAAACATTTAATTAAACTGCTTAAAAAGTCTTTAATCTTTATATTATTTGGTGTAAGTCGGTTAGCTTCTACTGTAAAACCAGTATCAATGATTAAAGCGTTATTATCTACTACATTATAAAATTCAGATTGTATAGCCGGAAAATCTGTACTTGTAACAGATGGCCCTATTGATATATTAACATTTAAAAAATTAACACCATTTGTTAAAACTCCTGTTGTTGTAACATTAACTGTTGCTATGTAAATATCATTCGGTAAAGCTACTTCATTAACTGCTATATTAAAGTTCTCACCAGGATATTGTAATTGAGTAGAATTATAAACAAAATCTGAAGCAACATAATAAGGATGTGTAGATGTAGCTAAAAGATTTAAAACCCCATTTCTAACCCTATAAAGTTTAAAATTAAGATTACAAACCATATTACCACCTTGAACACCTAAAGAAGTTTTAAAAGTTGCTTCTGCATTTGTTATATTAAAATATACAGTATGAGGTGTAGATTTTTTAATTACAATATCAAAAGGTGCTACATTGAAATTGTAAAGGTTAGATTGATCATAAACTTCTGTACCATAAGCAATATTAGCAGTTGCATCTAAATCAATCAATGCAGATTTTATACTTTTAAAACTTGATACCCATGTTCCGTATTGATCTTGAAATAATATACCTTTTAATTTAAACTGTCTTTCTGCTACCTCAGCAGGATTTAAAGCATATTTACTTTTAAGAAATGGGATGCAAAGCTTTTTAAAATAATTAGTGTTAAAGAAATTGCTGTTATACTGATAACCATACTTAGCAAATATCTTATCTACAAATGTTTTAACAAATATAGCCGGATATGGGGCTACTTGATAAGTACCTATTGGCTCTGTTCCGTTGTATGTTGAATTATAAATTATACCGCTTCCTAATGTATAGCTGGGTGTAGGATTGCCATAACTATAAGCATTTACATTAGCAGTAGTATATTGCTGGTCATACTCCGATAAATCTAAACTTGTTAATTCATCCTCGCCAATATCTTCAAATATATTTTTAACATTACTAATAATTACAATGTCATAACTGGTAGGCTCATAATTCTGTTTATTAACCTTTAGGACCTGACAAAATCCATTCATCACCTCTAAGTCATCAATGGTTACTCTCGCATCTGCTTTTTTATTAGGATTAAAATCAGGTGTAAAGTTTAAACCAGTGCTACCAATAACTCTACCTATCTCAAACAACTGGCTAAACAGTTTATTATTAGTCTTACTTGCTGGGATAGTTATAGTCTTAGAATAGTTTGCTTGTCTGCTCTCAGGCTCTCTAATGTCGCTTATGTTGTAGGTAAATGATAAGTTTAAGTCATCATTTAAATCAATAAGCGTTTCGTTTATGTAAATCTTAGCCCTCATTAGTAAGTCTGTGATTTATAATCATAAGTCAATTCAATAGTTAACGATAGGTTAAATACCTTATCCTTTTGCTTATACTTGGTTTCATAAGCAGTATCAATGATATTTACAGCCTTTAATACGGTTGCAGATTCTTCTAAGTAAACTACCGGACTGGTTAATAATTCTTCTAACCAGGTAGCCTCTGTTTCACTTATCCAATTTGTTTGAATTACATACTGCTTTCGGGCAGTATTAATCATGTTTACATTATTTCTATCTGAAACAGAATAAGACCAGGTGCCGGATGTAACGCTTCCATAAGGTTTTTTATAAAATTTTCTTTCGATTTGTGATGTTTCAATATAGTATCGGTCAAAGTTAAAGGCATCAAACCCTCCTAACCTATTTAACCAATGCAATCTAAATACTTGTGGACTATCACAATAATCAACTATATTAACCCTAAAGCCATAAGTTTGACCATAGGTAGGATGTTTACCATGTACGGTATAATAAGCCACACTGTTTGTAATGATAGGCTGAGTGCCACTAATTAAATCTAAAGCACCTATCTGTGATATGTTGTAAGTACCTACAGGAATGCGAATCATAAATCCCTCTACCGGATCAGTGCTTTCTACATAATCAATATCTACCTCATAAGTGCCTAACAAACTACCAGCACTATTGTAAGTCTTAATTATTGTGCTTTGCACTAAACCCTCATTAGTATTACCACTATCTAAATTCTCCAATAATAAATAACCATACCCATTTTGATTTAAAGCCATGTTTATTCCTGTATCAATCGGTCCATTGGTTAGCCATTTGTTAGCTGTGTAAGTACCATACTTAAGCAAATAGTTATCCTTAGAATAGGTTGCAAATTCATCAAAAGGCAGTGCTGCATTCCATAAATATTTACTCGTTACATCAGCTACAGTTCCATACTCATAAATAGTACCGGTGGCTGATGGTGTACCGGATGCAGATGCACTATAAACCTCCTGTGCATAGCACGTAAATCTCTTAATTGAATTAGGACAGTCAGTCGCTAATGTTACACCTAAACTAAAATCTTCAGTTAAATAATCTCTTATTACTCTTGATAAATCAAATACACAATACCCATCTGTATTTGTTGGATTCTGCAATGTAGCTACAGTTACCGGATTAGCAGTATCTGTACTATCTACTACTACAAAATTTATCTTAAAATTAAAATTGCCTGAATTATCCGAACTTAGTACAAACACATAAGGATTGTAAACTGGTTGGAATGATTGAGGCTGTTGATTTGCTGTAATTGCCATTATTTAAAAGTTGTTAAATTAATCTGTAAGCCCTCACCAGTTAAGGCTATTAAATCTTCTTCTATTGCTTTGTATAAATCAGAATTAATTACATCAGTATAAAAGTAAGTAGGCTCTATTCCATTCCAATAAATACCCCATCTTATCTTATCTACCATCCTGGCTTTTTTAAGTTTATCCCCCACTCGACTGGTCTGCCTTACTCTCTTACCTAATTTAGCTGAACTAAATCCTGACTGGAATCTTATCCATTTGCTTATTGGCTCAAATGGTGGTACTTTAGGGCCTTTAGGTGGGAAGTTAATTAGTCTGCTCTGATCTATACTGCCTTTGCTTTTTTTACCTATCCTACCATCATTAACATACTTGTAATAATCTTCCAGTAATAACTCCAATGTTGGTTTACCTCCCTCCTCAGATGCAATGGCTTCCATTGTATCTATTAGCACCCCTCCGGCTCTTTTCTTTTTTCTTTCTAAATTATCCCTTAACCGTTTAATTATCTCATCCCCATAGTCATCTAAAAGCAAAGTAATAGCAGATAAGGTTGCTTTGTTCAGCAAGTCATCTTTTCCGAAGTCAGCACCAAACTGACTTATAATCTTTGCAACATCGCCTTTTGCTCTTGCCATTTCCTCTTATCTTTTAAGTATGATAACCAGTTTAAGAACTCTACAACATTTAACTCTAATATCTCATTTATCCTAAGTACATCCTCCTTTGCCAATTCATCTAAAGTGCAGTACCATCCCCAATGGTCATAGAATCCCTTATCATTGTCAATAGTTCTTTCTGTTGGCTCTGTATCTTTCTGCTCAAATAATCCTGAATATCGGGTAATGAATTTTCTAAAACAGTCAAAAAAAAACCAGCGATAGGAAACACCACATCCATAGTTAGTTTGGTCCTAAATAATTCAGCACGTTCTATTATATTACCATCATATTTACTGCCTTTAGGTAAGCAAATAACCGCTAATATTTTGTGTAGATTATCATTAATTAAGTCTGAATCCTTTGTTAATTCTGATAAATCAATAAACTGAGCAGCTGTTTTCTTCTCCATTTGCCACTGCACCTCATATTCCACCCCATCCAAAGTAAATATAGTCTGCATATCCCCCTGATAAACATCCTCTAAATAATCAATTTTCTTCGATAAATACTTAAATTTCTCGATAGGATAATTCATTATCTCATCTTTTGAGATATTAAATAGATAGCTTACCAGTTCAATCTCTTTATTAAAATCGGGTAAGTCAGTTTTAGCAATGGCCAGTATTTGCTGGTACTGTTCAATGGTTGTTTCTTTCCAGGTCATATCTGTAAGTATAAACCTAAACAGATATGTGTTTAAACTAAAAACCCCCTATTACTCGAATAGGGGGTAAACACTAACCAAAAAATCAATTCACTATGAATAAACTGACTTAACAAATATAACATTTTCTTTTATTCTTTTCATCTCTCTTTCTAAATAATATAAGGCCTTTTCTAAATCTTTAATCTCATCCTCACCCTCTTTTTTACCGGCTCGGCTTACATACTTAATTATATTACCTCTGTTAAAGTTTAGGTCCTGAGCCTCTATTAATTCTATAGGCTGTATTTTTGCCCTGTAGTGATTATTGTGCATAAGGTATAAAATAGTTATTTGTTAAATCCATTCTTTGAATCTCATTAGTATAGATAATTGCATTCTTCCTAAGACTTTCATCTTTCATTTGCCGGTATGGTCCGTTGTCATTATCGCCATAAGGACTACCGGTGTGGTGTGCAGTTCCAATATCTATGTAAGCGCAAAGGACTTTTGATTTATGGCATCTGTAAGTATATTCTCCATCCTCTAATCCATAAGGATTATAAAGAGTATTAAAATATCCGACCTTATCTAATAAACTGATATTAAAAAAAGTACAGCCAAATATCGTATCACTGGGGATGAAGTTCTTACCATTAATAGTTTGCTTTGCGCTGGGTAAATGCTCTACTGAGTGAATAGCTAAATACTGATGCTGTTCTCCTATTGCCTGGTATGTTTCATAAAATTCCTTTAGCCAGTTTTGTGGTAAATCAATATCATTACCGATATTACAAATAAAGTCATACTCTAAATGTTTAGCCATATTCCAAAGGAAATTAAACCCTGAGGCTACACCTACATTTTCTTTTTTCTTAATGTAGTAAGTTACATCATTAGATAACAAACTAACCACCCCATCAGTGCTACCCTGATCTAAAGCAAAGAAATCAAAGTCAATTCCAGCTTTAGCCCTCGCATTAGTTATAGTATCTTTAGTTAGTCTTTCCCGATTTAGTGTTATAAAACATACCGCTATTTTCGGCTGATTTGTACTGCTCATTTATTACTTGTATATCCCAATTTAACAATGTATTTAACTTATAATGATTAGTGCCTATTTCATGTGCTGGACTTCCCACCACTTTAGCAAATGGCTCAATCAAACTCTTTTTAGTTATTACTGATCCCATACCTAACATACTACCTCCACCAACTAAACTAAACTGATGTAATGTACAGTTTATCCCTATGTTTGTGTAATTACCTATCTTACAATGTCCTGCCATTACCGTATGAGCAGATATTATACTGTTTGCCCCTATATGACCATCATGGCCTATATGCACCCCTTTCATTATAAAGCAGTTTGATTCTATTATAGTAGGTAAATATATTCCTGAATCTATAGTTACGTTTCCCGTTATTATTGTGCCTTTGCCTATTATTACCCCCATGTTTACTTTATCATAAAACTTAGTATGCTCAGGTGGTGCGCCAATTATACAGTAAGGCCCTATATCTACATTATCCTCAATCTTTACATTGGGATAAACTAATGCTGTTGGATGAATCTTTATCATAAGCTATTAAATAAATCTTCTCTTACTTTGTTTACTGTTTTAATATGATACTTATCTTTTACTGATTCATAAAGGGCCTCCCCTAAATCAGCTTCATAATACTTGCTCTCGCTTATCTTCTTCATGGCTTTAAACCATCCGTTACTTTGCGCTTCATCTACCTTTAAGCAGTTGGTATCATTTATTACTAAACTATAAGGATGAATATTACTTACTATAACTGCTTTCTTCTTAAATCCAGCTTCCAACATCTTTAACTCAGATTTGCACCGGTTAAATTCATTTTTCTTAAGTGGTATTAGTACAGTAGTAAAGAAGTCATATAGCTTACCATAGTTGTAAACATCCTGCCCATCAATCCTAACATACCTATCATATTTGCCGCCTGTAAATATATTCTCAAACTGATCCCAAATAGCACTCGGATAGTAACCACCTAAAGCTAAACTGTAATTATTATCTCTTGCAGACCTCAGACTATTGCTTAATAGTTCTAAGTCTGACCAGTGATTAACACCTCCACACCATCCAAAGATAGTGTGTTGATTTATTACTTTGCTTTCAGTTTTCCATTGGGGTTGTTCGGGATCAATAGCATTAGGTGCAATGGCTATATTTTTATTAAACTTCTTTATTTTGTTTGCTAAATAGCTGTGAGTAGTTATAACTGCTGCTGCATTCTCAGCTAACCTAATCAGTTTACCTGGTATATCATAATATCTATAACTGCCATAAAGTAAATGGTCCTGAGGTAAGTTCCATAAGTCATCAAAATCAATAACATATTTAATACCTAATGCTTTTAATCTTTGTATCTGTGCATCGGAATCTACAATACCATTTAATCTGTTAAACCATACAATCTCAAACTCCTTTAATTGAATGTCTGACATCGCATCTAATTGACTGACCTGTGCTAAATCAAAACCTTTAAGATGATGAAGTGGTATCTCAATCCGGTGGTAAGTACACCCATCTACCTTAGTGGGTACAATTGCTAAAATCTTTTTCATTCTTCGTAGTTTATATAATTAAGTAATCTCCTTTATTCTGTGTTAAACTGTTTAAACAAGCATATCTCAAACTATCAATGGCATGGTTATTAAAGTCAATAGGTTTAGGAAGTATATTACCATCCTTATCTTGCTGCCATTGGTAAGCCCTTAATTCTTTAATTAGATTTAAACTGTTCTTAGTTACGTTTAACTTATGCTGTCTAATTAAATCAATACCGGCTCTTATGCTGTCCGGTCCTTTTCTCGCACCCTCTACTGCCTTATATCCGTTCCTGTAAATATCCTCAATACTCTTAGGCTCTGCACTGTCAGCTATTATCTTATCATACTCATTTATCCCAATGGCCCTAAATCGCTGTGTTAAGTCTGAATTGGTTAGCCCTGTTTGATAAATCAACTCATCCACAAATAACTCACCATTCATACGGTAAACAGCTACCAGTGCAGCCGGATCAGAACTAAATCCAAAGTCTAAACCATAGGCAATAAACTCAGCATCTTTAGGAATCCTATCTACCTGGTTAAATTCAAAGATAGTATTCTGTAAGCTTCCTAACTGCCCTAATCCGTAAACTTTCCACCAATTGGCCCAATAGGCTGATGTTTCTGCTTTATCTTTAGCTTTCTCAATCTCCCTAACAATAGCCTCATCAAGTGCCTCGTTATCCTTGTAAGTAAGTATAATAAAGTCAGAATCATTATCGTTTAATAAATGCTCATGTACCCAAAATTCATGGCTTGGGTTATAATCCAAATAGATAAAATTCTTTGTACGAATTGATAACTGCTGATATGATTCAAAGCTAATGTTATTGCACTCATTAATAAATAAAACATCCCTCCTTGCACCTCTTAACTTATCCGGTTGGTCAGCACTAAAAAACTCAATAAAACTATTATTTGTAAACTTATATTTTAAACTGGATTTATTCCAGCGATCCTCTTTAAAGTTATTAGTCCACATCATAATCTTTAAGAAGTCTTTTATTGCCCCTCTCTTTAAATGTGGTATGCTTTCAGATACTACACTAATCTCAGTCATTGGCTTTTGAATAGCATAGGTAATAAGTAATGGAATTATGCTAAATGTTTTGGAAGATGAAGTACCTCCCTGAACTATCCTTATCCGTTTCTTTAAACTGGCAATCTTAGCCTGTGCTGTCGTCTTTTGAAACATCTAAATTAATCCCTTTAAAGATGGCAATCTCGCCCTCATGTTTGGTTTCGGTTTTATCAGATAGGTTATTAATACGAGCAGTTAAGTTAGCATTATAAAGACCTGACATACCTCCAGCAATCTGCATTTCCCTAATAGTTTGCTTAATGTGTAAAGAGATATGACAAAAATTTTCATAACTCCCATTATCATTATCTAAATAATGTCTTGCAGTTACTTGATTATTAAAGCAATAAACTTCAAAACCATCTCTGCTTAAAGGTCTATCAACTAATTCATATTCTCTATTGCCATCTCTACCTACAAATACCATTTTACGAATAGGATTATCAGATGCCCATTTAATATAACCCTCAAACAATTCCCATAATTCTTCCGGATTATTTAGTTTTTTTGGTCTGCCTCTTTGCATCTTCTTTAGGTGTTAATTCTTTAATTAAATCAGGATAATAGTAATGATAAAGTCTAATAAACATCTCTCTTACACAACTCGAGCAATGCAATTGGACCTTACCCTTATATAAGTAAGTATAAATCTCTGATAAACTTACCACTACATTGTAATTGCCTGATGGTAAATAATTGTGGTCAATGATTAAATCAGCCAAAGGTTTAGCTGCAATCAGTTTGTCTAATATATCTTTCTGATCCATAAATGTAAAAGATAGGTTAAAAG